GACGTGCACAAGGGCGATGGGAAAGACGTCGACCACCGCAAGCCGCTCGACAGCGGCGGGTCTAACGCTCGGTCAAATCTTCGGGTTCAGTCGAAGTCGAAGAACCGGGGCTTTGCCCGGGACTCGAAGAACCAGCCCAAGTAACTTCGATGCAGCGGGTGCGGGGCATCTCCCACTTGGTGCCAATCGCCAGCTGACACCGTACTTCGCGCGCTCCCATCTCTTTCGCCATCTTGCCTGCGGCGCCGTAGGCGGGATGATCTTTGCTCCGCAGGAATTCCTGGAACTCTGCGACTGCGAAGCGCATCTTCCCGGCCTGCTGCGAGACGACGATACTCACCTTGTCCGCCCGCGGCGGGGTAATGATCTGCGGCATGTAGTACGTCGCGTTAGAGAGGCCGCTAGGAAACGAATCGAGGAACAGCGTGCGGTCGCCACGCTCGCGCATGAATGCCGCGAGCAGTTCGTTACCGCTGCCGTCAGCTTCGACATTGATGGTCCTGCCGCGCAGGCGTGCGATGTTGTCCAACAGATAGCTCCTCATGGTCTTGAGATCGAACGTCACCAGCCCGAGCTTGGTGGCAATGGCGGCGCCCGCCAGCAGCGCTGCGACGATGCCGTACCAGAACCGCTCTTGTGCCTCCATGCTCTGCGCGACGTCGGTGAAGATTTTCTGCACCAGCTCGCGCACCTGATCCTGATGGGTCGCGATGTACTGCGCGTAGATGCGCCCCGCGTGGCCGTAGTTCGTGCTGAGCCGCTCGAACATCAGCGTGATATCGGACGCCGACATGTCTGATAGTGGCGCCTTGTCCATCGTGACCTCGAACGTCCGCACCATGCCGGCGTCGGTGCCGAGGCTGCGGCGGGACATGGCGTCGAAGATGGACTCGTTCGACGCGACCACCAGCAGCGTCTCCCAGGTCTGCACTTCCTTCAGGTGCGCGTTGGAGTCGAGCCGTGATTTCTCCTTGCCCTGCGTGATCTGGAACGCAAGCTGCGTGAAGCCATCCACGGTGTGCTTACCGCGGAGCTCATCCCAGTATGCGGGGAGGTTGTGCAGGAACCCGAGCTTCTTTCCGACCGATTTCGGCGTGTCGTCAACGGAGTTGACCGCATGTGTAGGGGACCCCCAAACCGCTTGGGAGCACTTCAAGGCAGACGACTTTCCCACACCCGAGGCAGTGGATACTATCGCCAGAATTCCACCTTGTAGGCCGGTAAACTTCAGGAGGGGGGAGCCAAAAGCCGCAGCTAAGATCGACGTTAGGCCGGGGGAATTTTGCATAGCAAGAAACGTAGCTACCTTTTTCCATTCTTCTATCTCTCCGCGGGGTTCGTAGAGCTTGGCAACGGCGGCGAATTCTTTTGCGGGCCGCACGTCGTTGCGGATGCGGCCGTCCGAGTAATAGGTAGTAGGGCTGCAAGAGAATCCGACAATGTCGGCTCCCTCGTACATCCACCCAAGTTGCTCAGCCACGTCAGCGATGCGCTTGGCGCTTTGCAGTTTTTCAAGCCACGTTGCCATGAGATCTCCAAATGCCTTGAGCTCCTTTTCCTTGAGTACCACTCCGTACGACGCCAGCGCTTCGATCAGCTTGCGCGGGTTGCCCAGCATAGACATGGGGAGCGATACGGTCCATGCGCCAGTGCCGCGGAGCTCGACGTCGAGCATCATTTCGTACTGCCCGGTGACGATGGAACGCACCGGGCGGAAGTTCGTCGGGATGTGCCGCAGCACCTTGATCCATTCCCTGATGTTGTTGGCAACGTCCGTCACGAACAGGCGCTCCACGCCCGACTTGTCGGCGCCGATGCGCCACCCGAGCGGGAGCCCGGTCAGGTCCTGGGTGCCCTCGTGGCCTACCTGCGCTGGCGACTTGATGAAGCCGTTGTGCGGACACTTGGCACAGATCTTGGGATGGTAGAGCTCGAAGGTCTTGCACAGCGTGGGGCCGGCGGAGTTAGCCTGCCGGGCTTCCCACTTCGAGTCGGCGGCGCCGGGCGTGTAGCCGGGGTGGCCGTCCGAGATCGAGTGGACCCACATGGGTCCATCCTCGCAGTGCTTGAGCAGCTGGAGAGCGGCTACCCACTCGGGCTCCGTGGAGTCCTTGCCATGGGTGTCGACGAGGTGTCTCGCGAGTCCGCAGTGCTTCTGGATCTCCACGAAGCTCGAGGGAGCCCGGGGCGCAGCAGATCCGAGGCCGCCACTCAGGTCCGAGTTGATACCGATAGTCGGGGGCTTTGACGTCGGTATCCACGGAGTGAGGGCGGCCTCGATGACTGAGGCAGGGAAAGTCTTCCCATTGCCATAAAGCAGCTGGACCGGCTTGGGGTTGGCCGGGTCCTTGAAGTTCCTGGTGAAGGGGGGCCGGAGCACCCGGCAGGCGTCGGCGGTGCAGGCGAGGTCAGCCTTCAGCCCCAGGACCCTGGCTGCCTCCTTGAGCGCGCTGGAGAGCCGTAGCCACCGGTCGATGGGGACAGCCTCATCGAGGGGCCAGTAGACATGCACGCCGTTCCCAGAGCCCACTAGGATGCTCGGAGGGGGCATCCCGGACCCCTTGCAGAAGTCCTTCAGGGCCTGGACCACCGCGGCAGCGTCGGGATACCCGCCCTTGTAGTCCACGTCGAACCAGACGGCCTTGAGCAGGTCCACGTTGCCGCGGACCCGGACGACCTTCTTGTTCTTCTCGTTGAGGAAGAAGCCCTGCTTGTAGGAGGCGAGGGCGTAGTAGACGTCCACCTCCTGCGAGAGCATCTTGGCTATGGACTGGGCGGCGGCATCGTGGCCGTCGCAGACGGTGTGGGAGAAGACCCTGATGGTCTCGCCATCGAGCTTGGTCTTTTCGACCAGCTTGGCAGTGATCAACTTGCCGGCCGGCGTAACTGCCGACAGGAAATCCTTCAGATTCATTACGCCCCCGAAAAAAGTGGGGGCGAACAGCCGCCCCCACCAAGACCCGCGTCAGTTCCCGAGAATCGAGCTCAGCATCGCGTCGAAGTCAGTAGTCCCCGCAGGCTGAGGTGTGGCAGCCGGGGGTACTTCGACAGGCGTACTGATCTGCGCGGGCGCCTTCCGCTTGCGCGGCTGACGTGCCGCCGCCGGTGGCGAGGGAGGTGTAACCACCGGCAGCGTCACGGCCGGGGGAATGTTAACAGGGCTGTTAACATCACCCTGGTCATCGTCTTCCTCGGTCGTCGCAAGGACGGCCGCAGGAACATCTTCATCGTCGACAGGCCGCATGCGAGAAGCGGCGGGAGCCGCGCGGGCCGTCTGCGTGGCACTGGAAGCGCTAGCTCCGCCAGCATCCGACGCTACCTGAGCACGCTCGGTAGTTCCCGCCTCGAACTCGACCGACTCAGCCAGGATATGAGCGACGTCTGGCCCATCCCTGAGCTTCTCGACGACCGAGAACTCGTCTTCGGTCAGGAACTGCAGCGCCTTGAAGGTGAGCTTCGGGTGCGCAGCTGACGGGTCGAAGCCGACCTTCGTCACGACCGCATAGTACGGGATGCCCTTGGGCCCGAGGATCTTCTCCCCGTAGTCCTTGAGCGGATTCAGTGAGGCGGGCGGGATACGCATGAGGAACACGTGCGATGCGTCGCCCTTGGCCTTCACCTCGTTGAAGAACGCCACCGCCATGCGGCGTGTGTCCGAGCACTTACGGGACTTCTTGCCCTGCTCGGTGATGCGGCTGCCCCAGACGTTGTTGGGGCATGCGGCGCAGTTGCTGTGCACCGGCGTCTGCACCGCAGCGTCGGGTGCAATGCCGTCGGCGGACCAGCAGGTCGGCGCCTCGTTGCTGCCTTCTGCGTATGCCGCAGCGTAGAAAATCTTGGACGGCCGCGGCTTGGCCTTCAGCAGGATCAGTTCGACGGACGGGATCGGATCGCCCGCCGCGTCCACGTAGTTGGTCTCCTGTCCGCCCTTCTGCAAGCGCCACACCTTGCCGCGGTACGAGAGAACGGGGAACCCAGACGTCACACCACCAGCGAGCTCTGCGGTGAGCTCCTTCTGGTTGATGCGGGACTGGAGATGGGCAGGCAACTGTGAGTTGCCGAATGGGACTACCGAGCTCATGAAGACCTCCGAACGCCGACGGTGAAGATAGAGGAGTGACGGACACCGGGGACAAGGTCCCCATCTTCCATCGCCTGCCTCACGTAAGTTTTGTTCGCCTTCAGATCGAGTGCTTCCCACTCGCCGCTCTGCTGCAACCAGTTGAGGAACTCTTGCTTGTCCTCGACGGTTACGTTGAGCTGCATGTTGCGGTACACGGTGCCGGCGTCGCAGGCGATGTTATTCGCGCCGGTATCGTCGAGGTGCTTGAGCATCATGCCCTCGAGTTTTTCCATGCCCTGCTCCGTGCGCTCAAGGGATTCCTTGAACGCTTTCTCCGCTGCCTTCTTGTGATCGCGGAGCTTGATGTACATTTCCACCATTTCTGCGGGTGTCATTCCTTCCTCCTCATTCAAACATCTCAAGCAGTGCCCCCTGAAGCGAGGCTTTTTGCTGCAGGCGTTTGTATAGCTTGCTCTCGATTGATGTGCCGGTCAAGTGCATTATCAACTGTTTCCGGGTCTGTCCCGGACGTGTGATCCTAGCACACGCTTGCTCATAAGTCTCGGGCGATGTCGTGGGGCTGTACCACACGATCAGGCTCGCTGCGGTGAGCGTGAGCCCGTGACTCATGCACTTGGGATGCGCCACGATTATGCGCGGTGAGGCAGCCGATTGGAACTCGGCGAAGATCAGGTCCCGCAGGTGCTTGGGGGTGTCCCCCGAGACCTGTGCAACGCTGTAGCCGGCCTTGGCCAGCTCTGAGGCGACCATCTGGGAGGCGTAGACGAAGTCCACGAACACCAGCACCTTTCCCTCAGCCTCGTCCAAGAGTTCCATCAGGGCTTCCATCCGGGGTGCGTGGTCGATCTCGACCGGCGCCTTGCCCTTGGTGTAGGCGAAGCCCGTGGTGATCTGCAGGAGCTTGCTCATCAGCACGCCCTCGTTCGCCGCGGTCACCTCGCCGGTGGCGAACGCCACCCGCAGCTTGCTCATCATTTCCTTGTAGATGCGCTGCTGCTCCGGTGATAGCGCCACCTCGCGGTAGGCGAAACTGACGGGCGGCAGCTCGACGCAGTCGTCGCGCGTGAACCGCACGCCAGGCTGCATCGCGTTGAACACCGTGTCCTGCGCGTCCTTGCGCGGTATCCACCGGAAGGTGGACACCTGGGTCATGGTCATTTCCTTGAACGTCTTGAAGAACTTGGGCACCTGCTTCGGCGCCAGCAGCTTGATCTGTGCGTACGCATCGGCCGGCTCGTTCGGCGTCGGCGAGCCCGTCATGCCCCAGACGTACTCGCGGTTGCACAGTTGGGAGAGCGCCTTCCAGCGATCAGTGCGGGCGTTACGGAAGCTCGCGAGCTCGTCCACGATTACGCAGTCGATATCTTTGCGCTCCATCAGCGCTGGGAGTATCGTCTTGACCCCATCGTGGTTGATGACATATACGTCGTGAGGCTGCTCAAGTATCTCGAGTCTGAGCGCTCGCGATCCGTGCAAGACGCCCACACTCAGGTGGTTGAAGTACTTAAAAATCTCGCGGTCCCAGACTGTACTAAGTGTGGAGAGTGGGGCGACCACGAGTGTTGCGTGGACTAAACCCTCACGGCGCAGGAAGTCGAGCGCGTAGAGCGCGGCCCGCGTCTTGCCCGTCCCCATCTGCGACAGCACGAATGCCCGGCGCTGCATGGTGAGCATCGCCGCGGTGATCTTCTGCGTGTGGAATGGCTTGTCGCCATTCCAATCGTAGTACGACATGATCGGCGCCGGCACCTTGAGCCCCAGGTTGCGGGCGAGGCGCGTGACGTCGTGCGTGTGTGGCACCACCATGAGCCCACGCCGCTTGAGCGTCTTGTGCGGCACCAGCGCAGCGAGTTGCTGGTGGTACGGCAGCGCGACGGTCTTGGCGGCGGGGTCTATTAGCGCAGTGTCCATCCGTACAACCAATCCTCAAGAGCCTTCAGTTCCGTATCACGGGAGATCACCCACACGCGAGCGCCTGCCTTGTGCATCGTCTCAATGGTCAGGTGCTGCCGTGCTGTCGGCTGCTTACCCGGCGCCTTCGCCTCGACTGCGAAGAACTGCCCGTGATGGCAGCCGATGAAGTCGAGCGTCGGTGCCCCCATGCCGTTCTGCACAGGCATGTGGTAGTACGCCCCGTAGAGCTTCAGCAGGGCCTTGATCTTAGCTTTTACCTTCCCCTCGGGTGTCATGGTTACTCCATCAAGATGCAGGTTGCGAGGAATTCTTTCGAGTCGATCTCTTGGGCATTGGTCTCGAGTGTGCGTCCGCTTTTCAGCGTGACCGTAATGAACCCGTCCCTACTGGCGCGCACACTCTCGAATTTGCCAGGCAGTAGCTGGTCGAGCCGATAGAGGTACATCTCGTTCCGCAGCATGTCGATGCCGGCAACGGCATCGAGCATATCGCTGGCTGTACGTTTGTTTTCCATGAAGCTGTCGGTCACCTGTAGGTTGTGCGCTTTGCGGCCGATCCGGAAACTTACGTTGATGCATGCCGATGCGATGTTGCGTTGTACATATACCTTTGGCTGCACTCCGGCGATCTCATCCTCGGTCCACCCCACCAGTCGCATCCGGAACTTCAGGCTGCCTTCGAGGAAATCCCCGACGGCCATCAGACTACCTACGGATGATGTGGACACTGTTTGACCGG